CTGCAGTCGGACGACAAGCTGTCTCAGGCCGTGGCGCGCATCGCTTCCGCGAAGCGGAGATCTCACGCTATAGCAATGGAGGTTTAAGATGAGTCTTCGTGATGCAGTTCTGCGCGGTGCCGATATCCACGAATCCCGGAAGGAATGGGGCTTCAACCGAACAACCTACTTGAACAGCTCGGAGGCTGACTCTTGCATCCGCAGCATATGGTATTCCAAACATCGTCCGGGAGAGGCAGCCGAGCAGGACTGGGGGTACGCCCGGCGCGGCCACGCTGTCGAGCGTTACATCATCGACAGTTTGTCCATTCTGAACGACGTGTCCCTCGACCTTGTGGGCGCTGGTCAGGTCAGCCTGCAGGACGAGGAGCGCCGGCTATCGGCGACACCCGACGGGGTCATACGATTTGGCGACGGAGACTGGTTAGGCCTTGAAGTCAAGTCAATAGACCCTCGTACTAACACCGGGCGTCTGCCGAAGCCAGCTCACATTACCCAAATCCGTATCGCGATGGCTTTGCTGAACCAGCAGCGGGACTACAATTTGAAACATGGATACCTGCTGTATGTCGACGCTTCGAACTTCAACCGCATGTTCGAGTTCGTCATCGACGCCGACGACCGCATCCTTGACGTTTACGCCAAGAAGGCAACGCGGGTGTTTTCGGCGGTGACGGACACCGTCTTAGATCGCGAGGGCAAGCGCACCGGCGAGTGTAAATACTGCGCCTTCTCTGCTATCTGTGGAGTGGCTGCCGGCGAGAGCAAGACGCCGCGCCCGCAGGCTCGACCCGCCGGGTTCGACGCCACCGTGCTGCGCTACGCTGAGCTTCAGGATACCGAGGCCGCCATCAAGGCGGAGAAGGACAGCCTGAAGGAGGATATGAAATCAGTCCTGCAGACCGCAGGGCACATGATTGTCGGCAACATCGAGGTCTCGATGTCGCTGGCCAAGGGACGTGCCAGCCTTGATCGTAAGGCTGTCGCGGCGGCGGGTATCGATCTGAGCCCGTTTGAAAAAGTAGGCGCTCCTGTTGAGCGCCTTTCTGTAAAACGTGTCAATTAAGAGGTGACTAAAATGACTAACGCACTGACTGCTTTTATTAACAACACTAACCTGCCTGTCATGGACGACGACGCGATGGCTGCCGCCATCGATGCTAGCCAAGAGGAGGAGGGATATACTCAGGGAGGCGGCCTTACCTTCATCGACTTCTCGGGCAAGATGAACCAGTACCGCGTCGGCAGGGATCGTGACGCCATGGATCCGGAGAAAATGTTTTTGTTCGAGCCAATCTCCGCAATTAAAGGCTGGATCTGCTGGAAAGGTGGAAAGGTTGTTGATCGTAAGGAGTGGTCTTACTTGGACAAGGCCGCCGCCGTATCGTCGGAGTTTCTGGACGACCATGGACCCTACAAGGACGGCGACGGATGGAAGCCTCTGCGCGGCTTCGGGTGCGTTGCCCTCGACGGCAGCGGGGAGAACTTTAAGTTCACCTCGAACGCCGCCGGTGCCCGCAACTCTATCGAGGAGATGCTGTCTCAAATCTCCAAGAACATTAAAAGCAAAGAGCCATCCTTGCCTATCATCAAGTTCTCGTCAGAGAGCTTTACGTCGAACGAGTACACCAACTGGAAGCCGACATTTCCGGTGGTCGCTTGGGTTACTCGGGATGCCGCCCAGGCGTTCTTCGCAGGAGGTAGCATGGACGACCTGCTTGCCGGCAAGACGCCCAAGAAACTGAAGTAGTGGGAAGGCCGCCGCTTGTGACAGGGCGGCGGCCGTCCCCTGCGGGGGTGTCCTTGAGATTATTTGCCGGGGTAAGATGTACAATCTAATTACAGATATCGACGAGCTGCAGCAGTATGTTGACGCCATTGGCGACGGGTTCTGCGCGCTTGACTTCGAGACCACTTCCCTGCGGCCCCAGGATGGGCGTGTAAGGCTCGTTAGCTTGTTCGATGGTACCCGGGGTGCTGTCGTGGACTTCGACGCTATACGGGGCGGATTTAAGGCCTGTGCGGGCATGTTCAGCCGGGGGGAGTGGATCGTATTCAACAGCGGGTTCGAGCTGCGGTGGTTTATCGCCGCCGGCTGCCCGAAAACACGGTGCCGGGACGTTGGTTTCCTGCGCCGCGCCATCCTCGGCGGCGGCCGCTACAGCCTGAAGCAGGTGGTGGCGTGGGACTTGGACCGGGAGATGGACAAAACCGAGCAGACCAGCAACTGGGCCGCGCCCGAGCTGACCCAATCCCAGCTCGACTACGCGTTCAAGGACGCGGTCGATACCTGGAACTTGTTCCAGCACTGGTATGACAGGTCCGACGAGCTGCACCTACAGGCGTGGGAGCTGCTCGACGGCATGGTGCCGGCGGTGATTGAAATGGAGGACACCGGCATGCTCGTCGACATCCCCCGCCACCGTCAGCTTGCCAAGCATTGGGCATCGATCTCCGAGAGCAAGGTCAAGTTAATCCGAGAGACGGTGCCTGTCACTGCGGTGCAGAATATTAACAGCGACACGCAGTGGAGCGATTTCTTCGCCCGCGAAATGCCCGATAACATCCTGTCGAAGTGGCCTCGCACTGAGAAGACCGGCACGCTGTCCATGACCGGCAGCACGCTGTCGAAGATTGGCTCTCACTTTTTTGGACACTTTGGGGAGAACCCGATCACGACGCTGGTCGACGCTCTGCGCGACTACAAGAAGATGTCGAAGTACCTCAGCAGCTTTGGCGACACGCTAGCCGACAAGGCGCAGATGCACGACGACAACCGGGTGCGCTGCCGGTTTAACATCGGCGCGGCGAAGACCTGCAGGTTCTCGTCGACGGGTCCGAACCTGCAGCAGATCCCGCGCGACCTCGACCTGCTCGGCGAGCGCACCAGCGTGCGATCCTCGTTCATCGCTCCCCCCGGCAAGAAGCTGGTCAGCCTGGACTACAGCGGCATCGAGCTGCGCGTCCTTGCCCTTCTGTCAAAAGACGAGCAGCTCCTGCACGACGTTGTCCACGGCGACGTGCATGCCGAGGTGGCGTCCGTTATCGCTGGCCACCCAATTGACAAGTCAACACCGGAGGGCAAGGCGGCGCGCACCGCAGCCAAGGCCGTCAGCTTCGGCATAATCTACGGGTCCGGTGCCGGTGGGCTGTCCGTCACGATGCGGACATCAAGCACCAAGGCGCAGAAGTATATCGACTTCTGGGCTGAGCGCTTTAGCAACGCCTTTGAATATCGGAACATCATGTTGGAGCAGGCCGCCAAAACGCGATACATCCGGTGCGTCGACGGCGGCACCATCTACATGGGCAAGAACCCCGACCTCCCGAAGTGCGCGAACTACCCTGTCCAACGCGCCGCCCTGTCGGTCATGGCCCGCGCCATCTCCCGGCACAAGCAGACGCTGGACGCGCAGCGTCAGGCTAGACAGCAGCAGCAGACACTGATACTATCCACGATCCACGACGCGTTGATTGACGAGGCTGCGGCCTCCGACGCGCAGGAATGCCTTCGGCTTATGCAGGAGGATATGACCGCCGGTTATCTCGACATGTTTCCGGGAGCCCCAACGGAACGACTTGTCGAGGGTGGTATTGGCATTAACTGGGGCAACTTAGGAGACTAGATATGTTTAAATTGAGGGCTGCAACCCGGGAGTTAAACGACCGGATATCTGATTTAGAGGAGGCCATGGCCCAGATGTCCGCCTCCCTGGAGGAGACACGCAAAGCGGTTTATGTCGCAAGGAAGACGGCGGCGGTGACAGAAGATCTGCACCACAAAAACCCAGGAAAAAGAGCCTACCACAGTACGAAGCATCTTATTTACAAGATGGATGGCCGGATCGATGTCGACAAAAGCGCAGCCCACATCGGACGCAGCGTGTATGAGATTGTGGCGTCGAGATGGCCAAAGGCGAGTGCCGAAGGCCGTATCGATCATGCGGTGCGTGCAAGCACACCCGGTGTTGGAGGTATGCTGAGCCGAGAAGCATGGTTATCCCAGAACCAACAGCAGTTGGATTTATTTAAATGAACGGCAGCAGAACCTCAACCTTTGACCTTCAGAGCGCTGATATAACTCAGCGCAGAGAGGCTGAATATGGCCACCCCCTCGATAACTTTATGAGGGGGCAGGCCATCATGGACGTGGTGGCTGACTGCCCGCACCCTGCGGTGCGGTGCGCCCTCACGTTGATAGCAATCAAGATGGCGCGGCTAATCGCTACGCCGGACCATTTCGACAGCGCCATAGATATCGCCGGCTATGCGCGCACCATTGTCATGGCGCTAGACGAGGAAGATAGGAGAAAGCACGATGGCTAAGACTGGAGCCGAGAGGCAGAAGGAATACGAGAAGCGCAAGATCGAGGCCGGCTTCAAGCGGGTGCCGGTCTGGGTTCCGGTTGACAAGGTTGAGGAGCTGCGCAAGTTTGCGGAGACCCTGCAAAAATAATTCAGGTGGGGGGTTGTCAGGCGCTGCAAACAATTTACCGCATAAAGGAGGGAATCATGGACACGCTAACGCAACAGAGAGCCTTCGACCCCCTTGCCGACGAATTTCGCTGCCACGACTTCGACGAAGATTGTGAGGACATTCCCTGTAAGGTAGGATGCTGGCTATACGACCCGACTCAGGGGTGGTGCCCTTATCTCAAACAAGGTTCGCAATAGGGATTGAGCGATGACCGACGGGATAGAACAAATTATCGCTGCCGTTGATTGGAAGTGCGTTGTGTGCGACACGCCTAAAAACATCGGTTGCGGTTGCTGGTCCGACTGCGCGTGCGGGTGGAAGTTCAGGGCCGCAGGAGAATGCCAAAACCCTGCACATGGCGGCCTCGATGACGGGATTGCCGAGGATGTTTTTTACACGCGCGGCTATTAGGAGAGATTGGGGCGTGTCTGAGCAATCGCACGGAGATGTTCCTCGCCGGATCGCATCGCGGATGCCCCGGCCCCCACTGCCAGCACCGGAGACGGACATGAACAGAAAGGAGGCTCACTGAAATGACAAACAAGGAAGCCGCCGACCTTCTCGGCTGTAGCGTATCGACCGCTCGCCG